TTAGTCCATTTATGTATATGATGTATAAGAGACCCGGATTTAAAGAATTTACATTGAGTTGGACTCTGGCTCCGAATACTCAGAGCGAATCTGATACTCTGTTAGATATTATAAAAGAATGTAAAAAAGCTGCATTGCCTAGTATTGGTAGTGCTTGGGGGCTACAAAAGTATCCTAAAATTGCTCTGGTCTCATTCAAGCCAGAAAAATATCTGTTCAAACTAAAGCCATGTGCAATCATTTCAGTACAAGTAGATTATAATGGCTCTGGCACTCCATCTTTCTTTAAGAGCGGAGCGCCAACAATAATAAATCTAACATTACAATTGAAAGAAATCCAACTTTGGACTTCTGAAGAAATTACATAAAAGAGCAAGAAATGCCACAAAGATATTTCGACAAATTTCCTGTAATTACTTATGCCAACAATCAGGCTATAGATATTACTAGACGTGTTACAGTTCTAGATAAAATTGAAAACATACCATTTGTGTATTATCCTTATGAGATTACTGATAATGAGAGACCAGATCAGCTAAGTGCTAGATATTATGAAGATCAGTATAAAAGCTGGATCATTTACATTGTTAATAAAATAGTAGATCCATATTATGAGTGGTATTTACATGAAAGAGAGATGATTGATTTTTTAGATAAGAAATATGGTTCGTATTATAATGCTCAAACCAAAGTCAAATATTATATGAACAATTGGATAGATAGCGATCAGATAACGATTGGCGGATATAATGCGCTAACTACTGGTCAGCAAAGATATTGGGAACCTGTGATCGGAACCAATGGCAAAACTATGTCATATAAAAGAAAACAAATAGACTGGAAAACTAATACAAATAAAATTGTCCAATATAATGTTAGTAATACCTCATTTATCAAAGACGAAATTTGTTATATCAATTTTGATACTGAAAACTATGGCAGAGGTCAGGTATTATCAGTATCTAATAATTTAGTTTCTATATGTCATGTCAGTGGAGTCTATAAAAATAGCGCAGAAGTTTCTATAACTTCAAACAGCTATATCTATGGTTCTGAAAGTTCAGTGAATACAGTCTTTACTACTTCAACTGTAGTTTCTTCAAATATACCTGCGGAAGAAGAAATATATTGGAGGCCAGTTACATATTTGCAATATGAAGAGGATAAAAATGAATTCAATAAAACTATTAGAATTTTGGATAGTAGATTGAAACAAGTAGCAGTTGACAACTTAACAGATTTATTGAGCGAATAACATGGCTGCTGGTGATATTAAGATATCCAATGTTAAAATAGGAAATATGGAATTAACCAAGGACAAAAAAGTCTCATTGGTTGGATTCAACGTATATGAAGATATATTGAACCCATATGGTCCTGTTGGAGAGGTCAGAGTTATGGATCCATCTGACGCATTGGGTCAAAACAAAATCAATGGTTCATACGATCAGGACGTTGAAATAAGATTTTCAGGAGATGATAGTATTTTTAGTGCTGGTGGCGGCGGCAATTTCAAATTCAAAATGTTCCAAAATAAAAATCTTAATGACCAATCACAAAACAATTTCGGTTCAGGTCACCACAAACAATATGATATTAGGTGTGTTTCTCCAGAATTTTTAAATGCTCAGGGTAATCATATTGAAAAAAGTTTCAAAGGCAAAACAAGCGAAGTTGTCGAACATATCCTTAAAGAAGGATTTAAGACCAAAAGAAAAATAGAAAAAGCTGACACTAAAGGAAATCGTAGAATTGTTATTCCTAAAATGCATCCTTTAGATGCATTGAAAAAAATGAACACGGAACATGTTTCAGAGAAATATGAATCTTCTACATTTGCTCTTTTTCAACAGGGAGACAGTAATGGCGAACACAAATATGTGTTCAAAACATTTGAAGAATTATTCGAGAAGTCTCCAGTAGTCAAATTAAGACAAACTACAAATCTAAATTTTTCTAAGGCAAATCAACAAGACAGACAAAATTCTATAATGTGGTTTAAACCATCAAAGAACTTTGATGCTGGCCCAAGAGCATTGGATAAAACCGAAGAGTATGCTGTAGATTTAACAACTCATAAGGTTGTTGCAACAAACACACAAAAACGAAATAAATTTAAGTTTGCTGACAATCAAGGAGTTTATGACAGTTCTCCTTCTTATGCTAAATCTGCTCCTGTAAGATATATACATGATAAAGCGAATAATAAAGACAAACATACAACTTCTGAGGCCAAAACAAAAAGAGCAGCATTTTTGGCTCATTTAGCGCAGAACTCAGCAGAATTAGAAGTTTACTATAACCCTAAAATTACTTTAGGATCTATGGTTGAACTGGACATACCTAAGAAATCTAATAGCAATTGGGAAGAAGGTGAATCTCAGTTTAATGGAAAATGTCTAGTGGTTGCTATAAGAACAAAGTATAGGGTTGCGGCAGAACCACCAAACTGCACAATGATATTAAGAGTTGTTAAGGCGTCGTTCAAACGTGGCGGTGGAGGTCAGGGATAATGTTTTATATTGCAGAAGTTAGAAATTTTGAAGATGATCCTACTAAATCAGGTCGTGTTAAAGTCAGAATTTATAACGAACATAATGATGAACAAGCAATCAAAGACGAAGAACTTCCATGGGCTATGGTAGTACAACCTATAACATCAGCTGCAACGTCAAGAATTGGAGTTTCGCCTTCAGGATTAAAAGTGGGCTCTAGAGTATTAGTTACATATTTACCTCATGATACTGCTATGCAATATCCTATTGTTCTTGGTTCTTTGGCTCGTGGTGATATGCCAGAGGGTCACGAAGATAGTAATGGCGGCGTAGGTCAACAATCACAAGAAGCTCAAAGAAATTCTGGAGGTAAAATTAAGAAACCTGGTATTGATAATCCTGCTTGGACAAGGAAAAGTAATTAATGGCAGAAAAGGCTTTTGAGAACAATAACAAAACAGTTAGTCCGAATCATCAGACATTAGGTGGTAAAAAACCTAAGATTAATGCTGAAGTAAAATATGCTGACGCTCCTGCAGTAAAGCCAGATGATTCTAAAACATTATCTGACGCTCGAGATAAATTTGCTCCAAATGCGGATAAGCCAACTTCTGCTTCGGCTGATAAAGGTCAAACTGATCTACCTCAATTGATGAAAAAGGTTGATCCGCAAGGAAAAGCGCAAGTTTTGCCTCAAATGTATCAGCAATTAATGCAGATGTCAAATATTTTAGGCATGGGCAGCGGCATGATGGGCGGCATGGGCGCTGGTGGTTCGGGTCAAAATACACCACAAGGAATTTTACAAAACACAGATCCAATACCTGCAGGTATAGTTACTGTGATTAATGATTCATTTACTGGCGCTCTTGCAATTTTGTCTCTCAAATATGGATTTGAGAGAGTCATTCTGGTATTTACTACTTTATTAGATAGAGGTGGTATAGATAGAATTGATGACAGGTTTCAGGATATCGTTAAGAATGGTATAGCAAATTTAATTAAAGTTGCTTTATATTATGGACCATTAAATATTCCTGTTTCAGTTTATGATGAAACAATTTATGGTGACATTGTACCAGAACCTTTAGTTTCTTTAAGTAATGTGCCAGATGGATACATTAAACAATATTATGAAATTGCTGACGATCCATATCCCGGATACATAGAATGGTTATCACCAGACAAAACTGAAAAAGTTTATACTAGGAGACCGCCTGGGTCGTTTGTTTACACAACGCCAAATGAAGAGACATATTCAGTTTCAGAATTAGAAATCGCTGCCGATCTTAAGCCATACATTCAGATACAAATACCACAGCCATTATTGACGACTGATATCTTAAATGAGATATTAGCCAAACAAGTTGTCAATGTAGAGGAAAATATTACCAATAATAACATTGGTAACAACTCAAGTCAGAACAATAATAGCAGTGGTGGTGGGAATATGGGAGGTCAATTGCAATCTCTTATGCAAATGTTGCTCTCACAACAGCTACCAAAATCTGTATTGAATCAAGGCGATATACAAAAAACTATGAATCAATATACCAAAAATATGACTTTCAACAATCAATTATTTGAATTGGGTAACCAAGCAATGGGTGGAGGAATGGGTGGCGGTCTCGGTTCTCTCGGTAACATGGGCGGTATTTCTAATATCATGAGCGGTTTCAATTCCGGCGGCGGCGGTATTGGTGGAGTGCTTGGCAATCTTGGTGGTGGTAATTTATTAGGAAGTTTTGGTGGATTTGGCGGCGGTTCTGGTGGCGGTGGTGGTGGCGCTGGTAGTGGATTCCCTGGCGCTTCTGGCGGTGGATTTTATGCTGGTGGAGATGTTACTGATACTGGTAAGAAAAATATTGCTCAGATGTTAACATTATTAGGTATAAGCTAATGGTAGATCATAATAAAAAAGTTCCAAAATCAGCACTAGACGAAAACGAGATTGAACCAAAATATGGTTATGTTCACGGAGAATGGGACGCACTTGGCGGACACCATTTAGTATATCGTAATCCTGAAGAACACGAAAAATCATATTCAGAGTCATTAACTCCCAGTGGAAGTTACCAGATAACTCATCATGATCAAAAGAAAAAAGAGATACACACAGCAGTAAGTCCTGGAGAACATAGAGCTTATGTTGGTGGTGGTAAATCAATTCAAGTAGATGGTCATTTCGATCACAATGGTGAAAAAACTGGTAGAATGGAACATGGTGACGATTTTGGTCAATCTACTGGTAAAAATTATTATAGAGGAACTGGTAAAAAAGAATTCAAAATGTCTGGAGATTCCAGATATAATGGTGTTCAAAAAGGTTCGGCCCCTGTTCATTGTAATGTCGACGCAGGAACAAATAGAAATAGAGTGAAAGGCGATAGGTTTCACGCCACAGAAGGCGATTATGTTTCTATGGGCGAGAAGAAAAAGATTGAAGTCTTCCAAAAAGACGTTTCAATGTATGCAGGTGCCAATCATGATGTATTCGTTAAAGAAAAAGGTAAAATAGAAACAGGAAGCACTATGATGGTGCAAACTGGTTCAGACGCTACTGTGAACTCAGCAGCTAAAATCAATCTCGTAGCAGCTTCTACAGGAAAATTTGATGCTCAGTCTGACATTAATATCAAATCCGGATCTAAAATAGTTTTAGAGGTCGGAGGCGCGACTATAACTATTCAAAGCGGATCTATAAAAATTAAAGCTGCAAGTATAGAATTTGAACAAGGGTAAATATAAATGAGTAACGCACATTTAAATGGCGATCAAAGAAGTTGCGGCGCGACCACAATTGTTAGTGGACAAAGTTTTGTTAAAGTAGGCGGGAAACTTTGGGCTGTTGAAAATGATTTGAATACTCATGGTGGTGGTGGTTTGATAGCATCTAAAACCTATGTTAAAATTGGCGGAAAATCAGTAATTATTGATAACGATAGTGCAAATCAGGATAATTTGTGTCCTACTTTAGGCGGAGAACATTGTAACCCTAAAGCTGTTAGCCCTAGCGGATTTGTTAAAGTCAACTAAAAAGAGAGAAAAATGGCATTAACAAGAGCAGATACCTTCACAGGTTCCAAAAAACAAATTGAATACTTTTCGGACTTTTTGACTAGTTTTGCAAAAACGCCAATTGGAAATCAATTGGCTAGAGTTACAAACGAACAAGCTGTTATGCAGTCTTTGAAAAATCTCATAAGAACAAATTTAGGCGAAAGATTATTTCAGCCTACGGTTGGTTCTGATGTTATGGCAACTTTATTTGAGTTGAACACGGACGAGGCCAGAGATTCATTAGAATTATTCATCAATAACACTGTTGAGAATAATGAACCTAGAGTTAATCTTATACAAACTATAGTTAATACCGATAATGTTAATGAAAATCAGATTGAGATAACTTTGATTTATAACTTAATAAATAATCCAACAGAGTTAACTCTTAATTTAGTACTAAAAAGAGTCCGATAAATGGCAAATAGTTCACTCAATCTTTCATCTCTAGATTTTGACACCCTTAAAGATAATTTTAAGGAATTTCTAAAAACGCAATCAGCATTCAAAGATTATAATTTTGATGGTTCGAATATTAACGTTCTCCTAGACGTTATGTCTTATAATTCATATTTGAATTCGTTTTATTTAAATATGATTGCGTCAGAGATGTTCTTAGATTCAGCTCAAAAAATAGACTCTGTTATTTCTCATGCAAAAGAATTAAATTACACGCCCAGAAGTTCTCATTCTGCTGTTGCTAATATCACTTTTACTGTGGATACGAGCGGATTTACGTCAAATAAATTAACCATTCCTAAAGGGACCAGATTCACTGGTTTTAATTCTAACGGAACATATACCTTCGTTACAGATCTTTCGCAGACTTTTGTTTCTTCTAATAATACTTATTTGGTAGAAAACATCCAAATAAACGAAGGCACATATTTTACTGATTCTTTTGTTTTAGATTACGAAATTGAAAATCAAAGATTTATACTTTCTAACGAAAACATTGATATTGAAAGTATTACAGTAAATGTCTCGGAAAATGGAGTTAATACAGATTACACTTTTGCAACGACTTTGTTTGGGTTAAATGACGCCTCTACCGTTTATTTTATACAAGCAGTTGAGGGCGGAAGATACGAAGTTAGATTTGGCGATGGTTTGTTTGGAAAAAAACCAATAAACGGAGCTACGGTTGTTGTTGAATATATTGTAACAAATGGTTCAGACGGTAATGGTGTTGAAAATTTTGCATTAACAGATAATCTTGGCCCTGGTAATGGTGGCGAAGCTACTGCTTCAGAAATAACAGTTATTACTAGTTCTATACAAGGCGCAAACCAAGAAACTATAGAAGATATAAAATTTAATGCGCCTAGATATTTTGCTGCTCAACAAAGAGCAGTTTCTGTAGATGATTATTACTCACTAGTGCGTGCCAAATTTGGTGGCGCTGTTGACGATGTTATTATCTATGGTGGGCAAGATTTAGAACCAAAACTATACGGAAGAGTTATTGTTTCAGTCAAACCAACCGCATCTGTTACTGCATCTTCATTATTAAAAAACGATATCATAAATTATTTACAAGATTTTATTGCTCTACCAAATAGAGTCATAGTAACCGATCCTGATTATTTTTATATTGATGTATCTTCTACAGTTCAATTTAATTCTAAATTGACAACAAAATATTCTACTGAAGTTAAAAGTATGATATTGGATGGCATTATCAATTTTAGTAGAGATCATTTAGAAAAATTTGGCAACGATTTTAGATACAGCAGATTCGTTACTCATATTGATTTGTTAGATCAGAGTATAACAAGTAACGACACACGAGTAAAAATAGTCAAAAGATTGACTCCTAAATTATTATTTGCTACTTCTTTTGATATCCGTTTCAATAATGGAGCTGAACAAGAAGGTTTATATGATGGCGTAGCATACCCAGATCAAAGAGTTTTAAGTAGTACAGGGTTTTCATACGTTGATGAAGACGACAACATCTATCCTAATTGTTATTTAGAAGACGACGCTCTTGGTAATGTAATAGTATATACGTTTTTGAAAGGCATCAAAACTGTTTTAGATCCAACTATTGGACTCATAGATTATAATACCGGTAGGGTGTCATTGACCAATCTTAAAACTTCTTTTTATAACGGTTATATAGAGTTGTCTTTAACGACAAAAAATAAAGATATTATTGCATCTAAAAACATGGTTCTTTTAATCGACCCTGTTGACGTTAACATAGACATCATAGAAACAATAAGATAAAATGGATCCAAAAATAGAAAAAACGATATCTAATTTCGTTCAGAATCAGTTTCCGCAATTCTACCAAGAGGAAGGCGAAAATTTTATTCTGTTTGTCAAGACGTATTTTGAATGGATGGAAACTGAGGGTCAGCCTATCAGAGAGGCTAGACAATTATTTGAATACAGAGATATTGATACAACTATTGAGAGATTTTTAGAATACTTTCAGAAAAAATATTTATACGGAATACCTTTCAATATTATTGCTAATAAAAGGTTTCTGTTAAAGCATATTCTTAACGTGTATCGTTCAAAGGGAACCATACAGGGTTATAAATTACTATTCAGATTAATATATAATGAAGATGTAGATGTTTATCTACCTGGTAAAGATGTTCTTAGAGTATCTGACGGTAAATGGGTAGAACCAAAATATTTGGAATTATCTTGGAGTCCGATTTTAGATTCGTTGGTTGGTAAAACAATATACGGCGTTTCTTCTAGCACAACAGCTGTAGTTGAGCGAATTGTAAGAGAACGTTTCAATAAAGACGAAATATATGTAATGTATATTAATGATGTCGCTCCCAAAGGTGGCGATTTCATTGTTTCTGAAAAAATTGTCGACAATCAATTCAAATCTAATTCTGAATTGGTTAGTTTATCGCCCACAATTTTGGGTTCTTTGGATAGACTTGATATTTTTAATAGTGGTAACTCGTTCAATGTTGGCGATGTTCTTAAAATTGCATACAAAGATTTAGATACAAATGAAATTGATTCGTTTGGTGATCAAGGTCTGATTGTAGTTACTTCACTATTTCGTGGATTCGGATCACTCAATTTTAACATCAGAAATGGTGGCTTTGGATTTGCTGCTAATGCTGCCGTTTTCTTATATAAGAATATACTAGATCAAACTGGTCAGGGCGCAAGTTTTGACATCAAAATAGCCGACGTTAGAAGATTAACATATAATACAGATCTATTTTTAGATTTTATGGATCTGCAATTAGATGAAATATACGGTTTTAGTAAATATCAAAATGCGAATTCGGCCTCTACACTAGACGAATGTTTTTCTTATGAAACAAACGATTTTGGTAGAATATCAGCACTGACAAATGTTTTAACTGGTAATGGTTATATTGCTCCTGCTAACGTTTTTATTCGTTCCACTTATAGATCTAAAAATGTTCCGGGTAGATTGACTTGGTATAATAGCAACGATTTTATTAACGCTTATTCTACAGACGTTTATGTTAATACCTCGTCTATCAGTAATAATGTTATTCTTATAGCAAACGCTGTTAAACATTATGATACAAACGCATACTTAGATTATATTGTACCAGCAGGAAATACTGCCATTAATGGTTTGACTGCTAATACAAGATATTATGTAAAAACTACTAATACGTTAGGTATTACATTAAGCGCCACTCAAGGCGGAACGACTTTAAATATTAATACAGCTGTCACTAGTAATACCACTGAAAGACATTCTTTCATAACAAAGGCTCTTACAAAAAGTTTTTTTGCTAACACTACCTCTGTAAATAATGCAAGTTATTCTATCTTAATAACAGATGCTAATACTTATTTTTACCCAGACGATTATGTGTATTACCTGGTTCCTTCAGGTAATACTGGGATACTTGGTATTACACCAAATAGTTTTTATTATGTAGAAAGCTCGAACTCTACAGCTATAACATTGAGCGATACATTCACAGGCAATTCAGATCCTATTGAAATTGCAACAGATGTTATATTGGCCGGAGAAACACATTATCTATTAAATGATACTAAACGAAACATTTACCCATATGTAAACGGTTATTCTACACAAGTTTATGCTAATACATTTTCAATTAATAATACCAGCTACGCCTTTATGATAGCTAATGCTGATATATATTTTTCTGTTGATGATAGAGTTTATTATGACGTTCCTGTGGGTAATACCGCCATAGCTAATTTAAGAGCAAATTCTGTTGTTTACATCAAAACTTCTAATTCGTCAGCAATTACTCTGAGTAACACTGCTGGCGGTCCAGTAATGCAAATTTACACCAGTTCTTCTGGAGCAGCAGAAACACATACTATTAAAACTGCTAAATTTAGTAAATATTTCGCAAATGATGATGTTATATATCTACAATCAAACAGCACAAATGCTAATACTTTGGAATTGGCAGTTATTAGAAATGTAATAAGTGACGTGTCAATTCAATTATACGGTTTCACTAACAATAGCTCTACGAGTAATTCTCTTTATGGAAGAGCTGTTGTTATTATGCCCTCTCAGTTTGATATTTCTGAATTTACAGGCAGAAACAGAGTTACAGGTAATTCTGATATTTTCAGTATTCTTTCTTATACATATAGCACCTTAGATTATACTAATTTAGCTAACATTATGAAAAGGCTAGATGGCACTATAAATGGTATAAATGATAATATCGAAGCTCTAAATTCTAGTGGTAATAATATTGTAGAAAATGTTTCAGCGATCAATTCTGGTAAGGCTTACGTTGAAGGCGAATCAGTACGAGCTTATCGTTATGGTATTTTACAGGTACCTACCGTCCTCAAAGGTGGTACAGGTTATGTTAATGGCGACACAATCATATTCAGCGGAGGTATAACTGAAACACCTGCAAGAGGTTCAATCTTAACCAATTCTCAAGGTAATGTGGTTTCAGTTAATACGTCAGAGGGAGCTTGGTATGGCGGCGTTGGTTATAACGCATTGCCAGGAATTACTATTAGATCAGCTAATAGTGCTGCAAACGGTGCAGTTTTATCTACAAATTATATACCATTCGACACCGCTAATGAAATCAGAGGTTTGGTCAGAAAAGGTGGAATAGGCAGAGGATTAGGGTATTGGGCCACAACTGATAGTCTTTTGAATTCAGATAAGGTCATTCAAGATAGTTATTATTATCAGGATTACTCATACGAATTAAGAACTGCTCTTAGTTTGGATACATATAAAGAAGTATTTTACTCTACTTTCCATACAGCAGGTTCGGCTCTATTTGGAAAGTATGAATTACAACCTTTTGTGTTGTCGAGTAACATAGAGTTAAATATCGACACCGGCGCCAATACTTCTTGGCCTCTTTGGCTAACTTGTGATATCGCAGACCCAAGAATTAGAGCGGACGTGTATCTCGAAGAACTCGCCAACGGGTATCCGCTCCCTGGTGTTATACTTACTGTAGACCAATTCACATTTTCTAATAATTATTTTGGATGTGATATAAATACAGTATACGCTGACAGCACAGAAATAACTTCTGACAGATTCTCAGAAGATTTACCAACATAATTTAGTCATAGGGGATTTAAATTGGCAAGACAAGTAGTAAACGTCGGAAACGACCCAAATGATGGAACTGGAACTCCTCTTAGAGATGCCATGGTTATCATTAATGATAATTTTTTGGAGCTTTATACTAATCCGGTAGTCAATACTTCAATAACAGTCGGCAATTCTTCAGTAAACACTGTTGTAAACTCTACATCTTTAGTTTTCGGTAATAACTCTTCTGTCATTAGGATTGGAAACACTTCAATCAATGCTGTCGCCAACAGTTCAGGGTTCTTTACAGGGAACGGAACTGTCACAGCAAATTCTATCAGCGTTTCTTCTAATACTATAAATGTTGGATCGTTCACAGCTGCAGCTAATGGATCTACCGTTTTACCAAACGGTTTCAGATTAAATTATGGTTATGTGTTTTGTAATTCTAGTGTAGGTAATGCTACCTTTGCGACAGCATTTTCGACAGCGTGTTATGTTGTTACGGCTACTTCCAATACAGCAGCAGTTACATATGCACCTGCTGTAGTTGGAACTAATACTACCGTGGCTATTATCAGAACATCAAATACAACAGCCGTAAACGTTTATTATATGG